ATGTGGCGCGCGCGGTGGCCGGCAGCGCATTTGGGCAGGCCTTCGGGATGGCTGATGTGTTTCTGCGTCATGGCTTCTGGCACTCCAGGATGTGGGCTTCGAGCTTTTCGATCAGGAAAGCGGCTTCCCTGGCGCGTCGTTCCCTGTCGTAGCGGCCGACCGGGTGGGGCCCGGCATCGCGCAGCCACTTCAGGGGCTCGACCAGCCAGCGCGGGTCGACGGGGAGCCGGGTGCGCGGATCGACGGGTTTGACCGTCGGCTTGCAGTCGGGGCCGGCCCAGTCCTCGGGATCGCCGCACCTGGTGCACACGCCGGCCTTGAACGCGTGGTCACGCTCGGGCTGGATGACGCGCGGGGTTTCCCACAGTGCCCGGACCACCCAGCGGCGAACGCGAGCGTGATAGACGTGTTCCGGGGTCGCGGTCATCCAGCAGCCGGGGCGTGAGTCGCCTTGGTGCCGGTACTCCCAGCGCACGGGCGGCTGGGAATACAGCTCCTGCAGCAGGGTGTCGCCCCACTCGCGGACCTGGTCGGCCGAGATCGGTGCGCCGGCGGCGCCCAGGCGACGCATGGTGGCGACGACCGCGGCGACGGGCGAGGATGCCTGGCAGGCGTCAGCGGCGGCAGCCGGGGTGGTGGGGAAGCTTGCAGCGGTCATGCGAAAAGATCCATTTGAGCCGGCAGAGCCGGAGGGGGCAGCGGCAGCGCTGCCGCGGGGCGAGCGGTGGCCTTGGTGCGGCGCTGCGTTGCGCTGCGCGCCGCGCGCTGTGCCAGCTGTAGGTACTCGCCGCGTGCGCGCATCTGCCACGGGCGGCCACTGATCGGGCAAAGGTCGTGGTTGCCGGCGTTGTAGTGGTCGGCAGAGGGTCCTTCCTGATAGCGCAGCTTCACCAGGTAGTGAGGCCGGCCGGCGCAGAACCCGCTTTCTGTGTGTGGTCCGCTGACGCTGCGCACGGTGAACAGCCGCGGCCTACGGCGCCAGTTGCTGGCATCGCCCGGGAGGTCAGGAAGGCCATAGTTGGCGTTGGGCTCGTCTTTGTACCAAGACCACACCTTGTCTCCAGGCTGGAACGGCGGCAGTTCTTCGGTGCCCGCGTGCGTGCGGTCCGGAAGCGGGGGCAGCAGATCGCGGATAGAGAAGATGCCGCCGCGCCCGTTTGCTTCGCTGAAACAGGTGAACGCGAACGGGGCGACTGCGATGCCACCAGACCTGATGACGTAGAAGCCCCGCCGGCATGCCGTGGTTCCGCATTCGAAGGAGCAGCCGAGGATGGTCTGCCGCGACCAGCCTCGTGCAACCCGCCTGGCGATCATTGCCGCGGCGATCTCGCGCGCAACGTCCAGATCCATGACGCTGGTGATCGTCTTCATCGCCAGCCCCGCAGGTACTCGCCGAACGTCACGCCACTGTCGTAGCGCAGAAACTGCTGGTAGCGCTGCTGCGACCTGGTCAGCTTGGGCAACGGCGGTGTGTGCTCCTGCACCGCTGCGCGGCCGGCTTCGTTTACTGTGAACAGGTCGTCGCCACCGGTGATCGCATTGCCCGCGCGCTGGACCATGTACCCACGCGCGACCAGCGCCATGCAGTGCTGATGGTCGGCTCCGCCTTCGCCCGTGACGAAGTGGTTGCGGTAGCTGCGCTCCAAGACACCGTCCCCGACGCCAAGGGCGTGACGAAGGATGTGCAATTCAGCCGCCGGCAGCGCGGCGGTGGTGATCTGGTCAGCCATTGGTCGAATCCTTCGCGGTGCGCGCTGTGTATGCTTTTCGGGTAAGCGCACCGGAATGGAGCAGGTGCGAGGGGGATGGGATGCACAGGCAAGAAGACTGGGATCTGAAAATTCGGGGCCGCGACGTGACGGTCCGGGTGGCGCTCGACGGCATCGGCCGAGTTGGACAGGGGACGTTGACGGGCTTCCATGTGGTGTACGGCCCCAGCCGGGTCGGCCTGGAGGTGCGCGTGGAGTCCAGGGAGGACGCTGCAGCCAAGACCGAGGCGCTGCTCTCCGACCTCATGGGTGCCGACTGGTACTGAGCCGCCAGATCTGGCCCTTTTCATCGGGGTTCGCCGTGAAGTAGATTTGCCATCGCTGACGGTTGGGGAACCGAAATGAAGACAGAGGGCTATCGCCGGACACTGCAGGGCGTGATCGACGGGCGTCGCTTCCACGTCACGATCACCAGCGCGGTCGAGGACGTTTTTCAGTTCGCTGCCACGGTTGATGGCGCTGCCGTGGCCGCGCCGCGCGCCGGCGCGATCCGCAACAAGGGTGACGCCATGCAACTCGCCATGGCTGCCATCGAGAGCCACATCGAGGAGCTTCGCCGCAAGGGCTGACGTGCGGTCACCCATTGCTCGCCGCCTGGCTGTTGATCAGACCCAGCACTGCGTCCAGCGCGGCCGTACCGAAACCTCGCCAGTCGTTGAGGCTCAGTGTCCCGGCAGCCATGTGTTCGCGCATGTCGCGCAGGGTGGCGGCGTGTAGGTCGCGGAGCAGCCCCAGGTCCACGGCCTGCGCGGCCTGGCGAATAGCGGGAGCGGTCCCGTCCAGCAAGATGCAACCCTCTTCCTCGGCGTCGACGCATTCGCAGTAGAGGCCGGGGCCGCTGTGGCCCATTTCCGTAGAGAAGATCCGGACAAGGCTCCGGTCCTCAAACGGAACGTCCAGCTCAGGGTCGCCCGCCATCAGCAGTGCTTCGTGCAACTGGCAGGCGGTCAGCGAAATCCCGGCCGCGTTGTAGGCAGGCTGCTGCGCGACCGGCTGGCGGGCTGCGAGGGCTTCTTCCAGCTCCTCGATGCGGTCTTCCTGCTGCAGCGCTCTGCCAGCGATCTGCTCGGCAGCCTCAACCTGCCGATCAAACGCGGCCAGCAGCCTGTCGTAGTCCTTCTGCAGTGTGGCAAGCGCCTCGGCCTGCTCATTGTTCACCTGGTCCATGCCTTTGCCCTCAGTCGGCTGCGCTGATGCGGAATGCGGAGGCCAGCACGGCGAACAGGCGTCCAACCTCGGCCGTCTGCAGCGTGAAGCGCGCATCCAGCTCGGCGCGTATGCCGTCGTAGTCGGTGTTGTCGAGCTTGTCCAGTGCGCCGTCGAGGAATCGCAGCTTGCGCACCACCAGGTCATCGCCCAGCACGAACGACAGTGCGTCCTGATAGACGAGTGCGAGCTTGGTGACCTGCTTGCCGGCTTCCAGATGTTTGTCGATCTCGTCGCTGCGCAGTTCCTGGTGCTGGCAGTTGACGACGGCGCCGCCGCTGACCGGATCTTCCAGCTTGCATTCCTCGCCCAGCGCCAACCCCTCGGGCAGCGGTTCGCCGGCGAGCCAGCCAGTGAGGATCGAGCGCGGCGCCAGCTCGGCGTTCAGCGGCATGGCGGGGAAGCTGCCCAGCAGGCCACGAATGTCGGACATGACGGACTCGCCGGACTTTCGGCTGGTGGTGTCCACGAACGCGACGCCGTGTTCGGTGTCCAGGAACAGGTCGGTGCGGCTCGACTTCACCATGGCGCCCGGCAGCATTTCGTGCAGCAGTTCGTCTTTGACGCGCTTCCGCTCGCGACCGCCGGGGCGGCGCCCCTCGGCGCGTTCGATGGCGATCAGCTTCTCTTCCAGGCGGTCGGCGACCACGCTGGCCGGGAGGATCTTGTCCTGGCCGCCGATGGCCAGCCACAGCCAGCCATCGCGGCCATGGAACAGCTGCTCGGTTTCCTCGCGGCCAAACGGCGAGACGAAGCCACGGGAGGACATTTCCAGCGAGCCCACCGGCTTCAACGCGGCGGCAGGCAGCACCAGCGCGATCTCGGAGAGGTCGGTGGCGACGGGGAAGCGGAACATGGTCAGGCTGCGAAAGAACATGGGATCTCCAGATCAGGACTTATCGACGGCGCGGTGGCGGGTGTAGCCGACGCCTTCGATGGGGATGCCGTGCCAGGTAAGGGTGGCGCCGGGGATGGGTTCGGGCTTGGCTTCACGCCACGGCTGCTTCGAGCCCGCCGCGCGCTGTTCGCGCCATGCGGCTTTCGCCTGTTCCCGATGGGGCTTCTGCATGCGGGCAAGGATCCGGCGCACGCAGTGCTGGAGATCGGTGGCCTGCAGGATGATTCGGGCGGGCTGATGGCCCTTCGCGGTGGCGTAGCCATCCACGAAGCCAGCTACCTGGTCGCGAATCAGCTCAATGCGGGGCTGCTCGCCGTTTTCCTTCTTGGCGAACTCGGGTTCGTGCTGGAAATCGACAACGACGGAATCGGTCATGGCGGATCTCGGGAGGAATGGATTGCCGGCTGTGTGGAAGTCCCGCCGGCGTGGGAGGCCAGTTGCGCCGGCCGGGCGGTTGCTCAGTGCGTGTCGTCGGCGGGCATGGCCCGGCGGCGGCGCTCGTCGGTGCGGCGCTGCATTTCGGCGCGGAAGGCGGGCCAGCCGCGGCGGGCGTCGTTCCAGCCGTGCCAGCCGAAGTAGGCGATACCGGCCAGGGCGATCAGAACGAAGGAGGCGGCGCCGGTGTAGATGGCGCGCGCGAGCAGCGACAGGAGGGCGCCGACGATCACGGCGCAGCAGAAGGGCAGGGCCAGGTGGTGCATTACTCGGCCCCGCACAGGAAGCCGGGGGTGGCGCCTTCCAGCCAGACGCGCATGCTGGTCATCGCGCCAGTCGGCTGTTCATTGTCGTCGTAGTCGGGAACCTGCTTGTCCAGATCGGCCTGACTCACTTCCCGTGGGTAGCCGTCCTCGCAGGGCTCGCCCAGGTCGTGCTCATACAGGTGGGCGGCATCCTCGATGGTCGCGGCGGCGTAGATGGTTGGCATGTCGTCGACGTAGAAGGCTTTCAGGGTGGTCATCAGGCTTGCTCCTGGGTGGCGCCGACGGCGTCCGGATGGTTGATGGCGATATCGGCGTTGCCCTTGATGACGCCGGTGGCGTCGACAGCGGCGAGGCCGTTGGGGGAGGGGATGTGCGGGATGCCGATCTGCATCTGCGCGAAGAAGTCCTGGTCGGTCACGCGGCACCGCCTTGGGCGCGCAGCATGCGGCGCAGGCTCTTGCGCACGTCGGCGATGGCGCGGCCGGCGCTGGCGCGTTGGTCGAGGACGGCGCGGGCTGCAACGTCTGCGGCGGCGCTGACCAGGCTGGGCGAGAAGCCCATGGAGTTGGCGGCGATGGCGGCGGCCTTGGCCGCGTTGGCCGCGCGCTGGGCGAGCGGATAGGTGGCGGCGACGATCATGCGGCGGCTCCCTGTGGGCGCGGCTGGGGGCGACGCTGGTCGATCTGCACGCAGTCGGTTGCCTCTTCCTCGATGGCCGCAGCGGCGTCGACAAGGCTCTCCGCCAGCTGCCGGGCCTCCACCTGGGTGAGGCTCATGGAGGAGCCGCCATCTGCCGTAACGGTGATGTTTCGGGCGCGGGCGCTGCTATCGGCAACCGCATCGGCCATGCCGCTCAGGGCCTCCGTGTACTGCTGCGCGGTGGCGGCGCCGATGCGCAGCTGCTGCGCCTTGCGCTGCAGCTCCAGGGCCAGCTGTTCGGCTTCCCACGGAGTGAGATGCAGCTTGGCGCTGCCCATGTGGGTGACGACGCGGCCGCTGGTGCCGTCAGCGGTGACTGCGATGGCGGCCTGGGTGCATCCGAGGACGAGGGTTGCCATGGATCAGCACTCCTGTCCGAACAGGCTCTTGCCGAAGCCGATGCCCGCGCCAACGGCGAGGGCGCCGATGGCGTAGATAGCGATGATCAGGTGCCACAGGGGCCGTTTGCGGCGCTGCATGGTGATCTCCTGCCGCCGGCCCCGGGATGGGGCTTGATAGGCGGCTCGGAGATAAAATTACCTGCGGGTATTTCTTGTGTCAATACCCGTGGGTAATTTTCATCGAAGTGCGCAAAAAAAAACCCCACAAGCATGCGGGGCTGTCTTTTGGGTATGTGGGGGTCAGAGCTGTAGGTCGAGCCAGATCCCGAGTGATCTGCCCCTGCCGCCTCCGACTATCAGCGCACCACAATTCGTACTGGTATGTCCGTGGAGCTTCCGATAGCGGCGAGCTGTGGCGCGTGGAAGGTAGCCAACAGTCTCGCCTCTGACAGTGACGACGACGGCTTGGTCGTCGTACGGGTTGCCGTCTTCAGGCGATACCTCCGCCTGGCACTCCAGCCGAACCTCACCGCGGCCGGCGGTGGATCGAAGAGCGCCCTGATAGCTCTTCTCACCAACTACTTCCTGGTAGAAACCGCTCGGCGAGTCGCTGCTCTGCACCTTCGACTTGGTGGAACTGCGTTTCGCTTTTGACGTGGCGCGGGAGACGAGCAGGGCGGTGACCAACGAACCAATTCCCTTGACCACGAGTTTGATCAGCTGTTCGACAGCTTTGCTCTCATTGGAGGAGCGTCTACGCCTGGCCATGAATTTCCCTATTCAATATTTCAGTACGGCTTTTGGGCCTGATCACCAATTGTCTGACGATGCGCCACGGGCGACAGACGCGCGGATCCCTTCGCCCATAAGCAGCAGCTTGGGCCGGATCTTGTCCATATCCTTCTGAGTGCGAACCACACCGTCGAAGGCCGGCTGCGTAACGCCATTGGCAAACTTAGCTGGCCACTGGATACGAAGATCAGTGAAGGTCAGTCGAAAGCGCTCATCCTTTGCTTCAAATCGGAGAGTGAAGGGGACCTTCCAATCAGGCTTGCCCACGCACTCCCACGCGCTGGCGCATGGGTAGGGAATGAAGCCTTTTCCGATGATCGTTCCGTCCGCCGCGCTCTCATACTCGATCACGGCCTTGGCGGAGCGGAAGTTCTCCGCAATCCACTGTCGGCCTGCGCGGAACACCTCGACCTTGTCTGCGCCTGGAGCATCGAACACCTGCACAACGGTGCGCTGTTCCTCGGTGAGATCTGCTCCCTCAGCCGTTCCATTGACCAGTGCTGCCAGCATGACTGTTGCAGCGGCAATTCGCTTCCATGCACCCATTCCTAGAACCTCCGAAGTCCTGCGTGGACCAGGGCTTTCCCCTGGATGGATAGCTCGCTCGGCTCGCAGCGCCACTCCTTGAACTCCGGATTGGCGCTGACCACCCACATACCGTCGCTGCGCTTCTGCAGCATCTTGATCTGGGTTTCGCCTGCATAGCTGATCAGGTAGTAGTCGTCGCCGTCGAAGTAGTCGCAGGCGGTATCGATCCAGACGATATCGCCGTCCTCGATCTTGGGGCGCATCGACGGGCCACGGCCAGTGATGATCTGGATCCTCCCGGATCTGGGCAGGAAGCCGAGCTTGCGGCGCACCTCCCACTCGGCCACTTCCATGACCTGCATTACCTCTGGGAAATCCTGATTCACCACACCCGAACCCATGCCAGCCGCCCCCTCGAACAGATGGAAGCGAACGTAGCCCGGAGGTGTCTCAGTCTCTAAGACCGGCGCGACTGGTGAAGATGGGAAGCGATCTGGGTACGCCTGCGCCAACGCCGCCAGAGTGTCTTCACCAATGCGCTTGCGCCCGGCCTTGCCGGGCTCGTACAGCATGCGCGAGACATAGCTGGCGTCTTTACCGATCTTCGCGCCGATCTTGGCTAGGCCGCCGCGCCCGAGCTCGTCGGCGAGGCCGCGCAGGGCGAGGCGCCGTTGTTCGTACTTATCCATGCCGGTATTCCACGGGTTCCATTACCTGCAAGTAAATTGCCTGCGGGTATTGATTGAATGCTTACCTGTAGGTATCGTTGGATCCATGCAGACCCTCCGCACCTACCTCTCGACCCTGAGCCCCGCCCAACAGGCGGTCTTCGCCGAGCGCGCAGGCACCACGATCGGTTACCTACGCAAAGCGCTGAGCAAGCGACAGCGCTTCGACGGTGCCCTGGTCCGGCAGCTGAACCTCGAAAGCGCCGGCTCCGTGTCGCTGACCGACCTGCGTCCGGATATCTGGCCGGGCGACGAGAAGCCGCAGCCGACGGTGGTTGAGCAGATCCGTGGCGAGGTAGACAGCCGCATGAGCAAGCGCGCGCTGCGCGCTCGGCTGGGGGTGTCGAACGACAAGCAGCTGGCCAAGGTGCTGCAGCTGCCAGTGGAGCAGGTAGAGGGCTGGGCGGAGGAGGGTGCGCTTCCTGCGCACCCGAGCATCCGCCGGCTGTTGGGCGTCCAGGAAGAGAGCCAGGCGCCAAGCGCGCCGGCGGACCCGGACGAAGACCGAATCATCCCCGTGGAGGCTGCCTGATATGCGCGCGCTGAAACAGCGCCTGGCGATCCATCGTCGCCAGCGCGCCTTCCAACAGTGGGACCAGCTGGCGATCAGCCTGGCCCTCGGTGTGCCGGTCAGTGCTGTGGAGACCCGGCGCTGGTCGGAGGGTTCCGTTCCAGATGCTCTGCGAGCGTCAGCATTCGCTGTCCCAGTTCGCGAAGTTGAACTGAGGTCAGCGCGTAGTTGGGGCTCGAATGAGCTTGCGCAACTTTCTCTGTCGGGCTCACCAGGTACTTCAGCGTGAAGAAGCCGATCCCGTACTGCGTGACCACACCGCTGTCCCAGCCGGCCACCGGTGCCAGCGGCTTCTGCTCCTGTGAATCGTCCATGTCGCCCTCCTTGCGGGCTGTTCGTGTGGAAACGCCAGCGTAGCGCAGGGAGGGCGATGCCAGTCGTCCCTGAGTTGTTGATTTCCATGGCGCACATGTTGCGCCGCAGTAGTGCCCACGTATCCATTCGAGTCCCTATCCCATGAATGTCACCGATGCCGCTTACGACACGGTTCACCAGTACCCGGGTGGCAGTGAGGCTTTGGCGCCCAGGCTGGGCATGTCGGCCGCGGTCCTTCGCGGCAAGGTCAATCCGAACACCGACCGCAACCTGCTGAGCCTGCAGGAAGCGGACGCGCTGATGGCGCGCACCGGTGACTTCCGCATCTTGCACGCGCTGTGTGCGCAGCACGGTTTCGTTGCGCAGCGCAGCGATGCCCCGGATTCCGGCTCGCTGATCAGCGCACTGCTGCAGGCTGCGGTTGCCAAGGGTGATCTGGCCGAATTGGTTTCCTCAGCGCTGGATGACGGCAGGATCTCGCCGAACGAGGCTGACGCGATCGCGCGCGGGTGCGCGGCGGTGATGGCCAGGCTGGTGCAGGTGAGTCAGCACGCCGAGGCCGCGGCCGAGCGGGGTGGGGCATGAGCGCGATCAACCATCCGGCCCGGGCCAGCGACCTGAGCACCAGCCACGACGCGGCGCACTACGTGGTCGCCAGCGGCCTGCAGGCACACCAGCACGACCAGAGTGCCAAGGCGGTGACCGACTATCCGGGCATGACCAGCAACGAGCTGGCGCAGGCCACTGGCCTGGACCGATACATGCTGGCCCGCCGTCTGCCTGAGCTGATCAAGGCCGGCCGTGTGTGGCGCGGCCCGAACAAGCCGTGCGCGGTCAGTGGCCGGACGGCATGCACCTGGTGGCCGGTTGCCCCGGGCCAGAACCTGGCCTTGGGGATCTGACGTGAGCGCACGAGTTACAGGCATGGTCTTCGACCGCTACCCGAACGGCGGCGGCGAGATGCTGCTGGCGCTGGCGCTGGCCGACCACGCGCACGACGACGGCACGCACATCTTCCCGTCGATCGCACGGCTGGCCGAGAAGACCCGGCAGTCGGCGCGCTCGGTGCAGTACCAGCTGCGCCGCATGGAGCAATCCGGCTGGCTGCTGCTGGTGAACGCTGGCATCGGTGGCCGTCGCAGCGGGTTCGGTGAGGGCGGCCGTACCCGCCAGTACCGGATCAACCCCGAATGGATGAAGGGTGCAGAAATTGCACCCTTTGCAAAGGGTGCAAAAAGGGCCTCCGAAGGGTGCAAAACGGCGCAGGAAAGGGTGCAGAACAGCGTCGAAAAGGGTGCAACAGCTATTGCACCCGAACCAAGAGCAACCAAAAGCAACAAAGAGCAACCCTCACACCGCGAGTGTGAGCGAGAGGCGGATCCGGCTTCGCTGACCGCCGAGCAGGTCGACCGTGAGCTGGCCGGTTTCGGCGTGGTGCCCACGGGCATCGATCGGCAGACGCTGGCCCGGTTCGTCCGGCACCGCGCCGCGATTCGCCGGCCGCTGTCCGTCCAGGGCTGGCTGCAGGTCCGCCAGCAGCTGGCCGACCTGATAGCCGCCGGCCACGACCCGAACGAATCCCTGATGCAGACCATGGCCGCCGGCCTGTCGCTGCCCGTCACCCCTGTTGCCCAGCAATCCGCCGGAGCCGTCCATGCAAACCCTCAGCACAGTTCTGCCGACCGAATCGAGCAGCTCCAGCGCCAGCACGAAGCCCAACGCGGCGGCGGTGGCCACGGTGGCGGCGCTGGCTTCGACCCAGCCGAGTTCGTCGACGCAGAGTTTGCCGTCGTCGGCTGAGCCGGTGAGCGACCAGGCCACGGCCTACCTGTGGGAGTTCTGGAAGCAGATGACGGCCATGTTCCCGGGGAAGTGGGAGCGCGAGAACGGCGCGGCCCCGGTGAAGAAGGACGGCAGCCTGACCATCGCCGGCACGACCTGGTTCCAGGTGCTGAAGGGCCGCACGGTGGCGCAGCACGCGAAGGGCATGCAGTGCTGCCTGACCGAGGGCCGCGAGTGGCCGCCGAACCCTGGCCGCTTCCTGCAGATGTGCCTGGATGTTCCGGTGATCGCCACGGTGGAGCGCGAGATGGCGCCTGGCCGTCCGCAGAGCGGGTTCACGGTGCTGGTGCGCTCGCTGCTGGACCTGCACGTCTACGCCGCGGCGGAGAACGGGTTTCAGCAGCGCCGGATGCTGGAGGAGGCCTACACGCGCGCTGTGCAGCACGTCGTGGACGGGAAGCCCCTGCCGCAGCAGCTGCTGGCGGTCGAGCAGGAGAAGCACGGCGTGCACCCGGTGCGCGATCGCGAGTCAGCCCGCGCGGCCATGGCGCGCGCAGCCGCAGACCTCGGGTTCGGGGAGGGCGCGTGAGCAAGCACGACACGGTGCGGCTGCTGCACGCCGAGCGCTGCAGCGTGGTGGAGATCTCCCTGGCTGTGGGCTGGCTGCCGTGCAACGTGCGCTGGTTCATCCGCAACTGGATCGACGCCGATGGCGACTGACGCGGAGCTGGCGCAGTCCGAACAGGCCGGGCGCTGGGCACGCGATGCGTGCCGGGCCCGGGAATCGGCACCGCGCTATGAGATGGGCATGGACGGGCTGCAGCGCCGCCAGCGCTGGCAAGCCGGGTGGGACAAGCGGGACCAGGAACTGAGCGCGGCACGCCGCGAGACGACGAGGAAGACGCGCTGATGGATTTCACCAACTACAACACGCGCAGCCGGTACGCCAAGGAGATCAACGCCGGGTACTCGGCGCACTTGGCCGGAGTTTCGCTGGATTTCTGTCCGTTCGACCGCGCGACAAATCTCGAGAAACGGCAGGCATGGCAGCACGGCTGGGATTTGGCTGATGACGACCACTACCGGCAGGGGCGTCCCGCAGATGTGGTCTAAAGCTCCGCCTCCGACGAAAGAAGAGGCCGCCCGCATTGAGCTGGCCAAGACCGGCCCGTGCATGGCCTGCCTGGCGCTGGTTGAGCAGGAGCTGCTGGAGCCGTCGCTGGTGGTCTACGGCTGCGACTACAACCACGCCAAGAGCGGGAACGTGCGGCGCGGCCACGCGTTCGGCTACGCGCTCTGCAAATGGCACCACATGCGCTACCCGATGGAGGGGAACACCTTCGCGACGATGCGCCAGATCTACGGCCCGAGCCTGCTGGACGGCTCGCGGACCTTCCGAGAAACGTACGGCTCCGACGACGAGCTGATTGCAAACCAGACCTACATCAACGAACTGAGGGCACCGGCATGAAGGATCGAACCACCAGCTACGCGGGCCAGGTTCGCGCGCTGTTCGAAGCTGCGCCGCAGGCGCGGCTGCAGCTGTGCGAAATGTACGAGAGGGCGAACGCCAGCACTGTTCTGCATCGTGAGCGGATCAGCAGCGCGGCGCGCGACCTTGTTCTGGCCGGCTACCTGGTCAAGGACGGAAAGGGGAAGAAGGCCGCGTTCCGCGCCTCGGGCCTGGGCATGCCTCGCAAGTTCATCGTCACCGCCGAGCAGCGGGAGCAGTCCCGGGCCGACAAGGTGGTCAAGCAGGCTATCTACCGGGCGGCCAAGCGCGCCGGCCGCACCCCTCGCGTGCCGGCAAGATGACGATCAACCGGGCCAAGCTCGAGCATCGCGCCGCCCTGGCTCCGGCCAAGCCGTGGGGTAAGGAAAAGGGCGGCCAGCGGCCGGCCGAAACGGTGGAGCAGTTTGAGGCGCGAGGCGGGCAGGTGCAGCGCCTGACGGCCAGCTGGGAGCAGGCAGCATGAAGCGATGCCCCTTCTGCGGTAGCGGCGACGTAGGCGTGCATGAGTTCCTTGACGGCGAAGGCGACCGGCTGTTCGCCGTTGGATGCAGCGGGTGCGGCAGCCAGGGAGCCCCGCACATCCCGCTTATGGATGACGCTCGGCCGGCAGCTATCGCGTCATGGGAACGCCGGGCACCGGCTATTGAGTGGCAGCCCATTTCTTGGGCGCCACAGGATGGAACGCGGCTGATGCTGTGGGACGCTGTGAGCAAGCGGCCGGTGTTCGCCAGTTGGCGCGGGGGCAACCCGGCGATCACGCACTATGCGGCCGAGCCGGCCGGCCCGGAGGTGGCCTGATGGATGCCATCGAGAAGCGGGCGCGCGAGCTGCTGGCCAGGGCGTATGAGGCAGATGGAATGGTCGGTCGTGCAGGCGTGATCCGTAATCCGAATCAGTACATGGAAGCGCCAGACAGGCGTGCGCTGAGCTGCATCATCACCGCCCTCACGCCGCCCGAGGGCCACGTGCTGGTGCCGGTTCTTCTGCTGCGCATGGTGGTCGGCTGCGCCTATCCGGTTTCGACCGAGATCAACCCGCGTGGATACGCATGGTCGGAGGCGTACTTGGACCAGGTCTTGCCTAGTGTCAGAGCTGCACTGGCTGCCGCGCGCCGGGAGGTCTCGGGTGGCTGACCGCGCGCTGGAGCTGGTGCTTCCCTGGCCGAGCAAGGATCTGTCGCCGAACGCGCGGGTGCACTTCCGGGTAAAGGCCCGCGCCACGAGGCTGGCCCGGCAGACGGCAGCGGTGCTGGCGAATGAGGCGGGCTGGCGCGGCATGGTGCTGCCGCCGGGGCGGCTGCACCTGTGGATCGACTGCTACCAGGCACCGGGTAAGAAGCTCCCTGACGACGACAACATGACCGGCCGCTGCAAGGCGTACCGGGATGGGATTGCCCAGCTGCTGGGGATCGATGACGGGCGGTTCCAGGCGCACTTGTTCGTGAAGGACGAGCGACGGCCGGGTGGCCAGGTGGTGGTGCGGATTACGGGCGGGCCCGCAGCGGCCGGCCACTCAACGACAGGGGAAGGGGTATGAATCCACGCGAGGCGATGGGACGGCTGGGGCCGACCACGGTGAAGTTCGATATCGGCCGGGGAGGCGGGAAGCCGGACCTGACGAACCAGGACATTGCCGCGGCGCTGGGCATGGTGCCGGCCGGGCTTGGCCGGGAGCTACTGGAGGCGTGCTGGTGGCCGGACGGCGCAGCGCTGCGCCGGCACAAGCTGCGAGATGCAGTCATTGCGCTGGTGACCCCGGAGCTGCAGCGGCAGCAGCGCCGGCTGGCCGAGGCACGCACGGACCTGGGTCTGGCCGAGGTGTGCATCGGCTGGGGCGGCGCGGCGACGGCGGAGCAGCGTGCGAACCGGGATGCGGCCCAGCAGCGGCTGGGCCGGGTGAAGGCGCAGTGCTGGCCGATCAGTACCTTGGAGTCACTGCCCACGCTCGCAGTAGCGGTGATTGGGGAGATTGCATGCAGATCGCACTGTAGTTCGTGCGAAGGAAGGGGGCACACCATGTCCGGCGACCTTAGGGTTATCTGCAAATCATGCGGCGGGTCAGGCCTCACTGCGGTCAGCGATCGCCGCCGGGCAGCCTCCATCGGGCGCGATGAATCCAGCTACCGGGAGCGCTGGAGAGGGGTCTACGAGTGGCTCTTGGCAAAATTTGGAGAGGCGGAGCAGGACGCTGCCTGGAGGATGGCAAAGGCGCTAAGCTCGCAGGAGCAAACCACATAGGGAAGTGACGTGATTACGGTCAACACGTTCATGCGGACGTTCCAGCTACAAGTCGGCAATTCGACTGGGACCATCTTCGTCATGGAGAAGGACGACAGGCAGTACTGGGTCACCGCGAAGCACGTTCTCGATGGCTGGGACGGCGACAGCCCTATGGCTATTCGAAAACTTGGGGGTTGGCTTCAAGTTGGCTTCAAGCTCGTGGGGCATCACCCGGTAGCGGACGTGGCAGTTCTTGTCGCGGACGGATACGTCCAGAACCATCCGGTCGAGGCGAGCATGAATGGCCTCAGGATCGCGCAGGATCTTTACTTCATGGGTTTCCCGTTTGGCTGGGCCGCCGAAATGGATGCTAATCTGAACCGTGATTTTCCGATGCCGTTTATCAAGAAAGCCATAGTTTCGGCCGTTTGCCCTCCGTCTCCTGGAGTTCAGGACGTCCTGTTCCTTGACGGGCACAACAACCCCGGGTTCTCTGGTGGCCCGGTCGTTTTTGTCGATGCAAACACGGGAGCGCACAAAATTTGTGGGGTTGTGAGTGGATATCGGATTCAGCCTGAGAACGTGTTCGTCGGCGAGGAAAGATTTGAGGCCTACGTGCAGGCAAATTCCGGACTGATGATTTGCGAGCAGATCATGCGCGTCGATGAAGTCATCGCTAAGAACCCGATTGGACTGCTTAAACCGGATACTTGAGTGCGGGCTTGATACCCCCGCACCTTTTTCGCTAGTTTAGGTAGCATCGCGCACGACCCGACCCCGGCCATCCAGCCGGGGTTTTTCATTTCCGGACTTACCATGATCCTGACCGCCTCGACAATCCAGCAGGCGGTTGGCTGCAGTGCCGCCGTCGCCGCCCAGTGGGCGCAGCCCCTGTCCGAAGCCTGCACGGCGTTCGGCATCAGCACCCCGAAGCGGGCGGCGGCATTCTTGGCGCAGGTGGGGCATGAGTCGGGCAGCCTGACCAGGATCGTCGAGAACCTGAACTACGGCGCGCAGGGCATGGCCGATACCTGGCCCAGCCGCTACGCCGTTGATCCCAAGGCGCGGCCGCGGAATCCGAACGACCTGGCGCGCGCGCTGGAGCGGAAGCCGGTGGCGATCGGCAACAACGCCTACGCCAACCGCCTGGGCAACGGCTCCGAGGCAAGCGGCGATGGCTACCGATTCCGTGGCCGTGGCCCGATCCAGAACACTGGCCGGGCCAACTATGCGGCGATCCGGGACGCGCTGCGTGCCAAGGCCATCAAGGGCGTTCCCGACTTCGAGGCCCAACCCGAGGCGCTGGAGCAGCCGAAGTGGGGTGCACTGGCGGCTGGTGCCTTCTGGGATGCCCGATCCCTGAACAAGCTGGCTGACGCCGGCCGATTCGACGAGATCACCGAACGAGTGAACGGCGGCCAGACCGGTGCCGCTGATCGCAGGGCGCGATATGCGCGCGCGCTGAAGGTGCTGGCCGCGTGACTGAGCCCGTGAGTACCCTCAAGACCATCGTCGGCACGTTTACCGCGGCAGTCGTTGCCCCGGCTACCGCCGACGCGTTGCGTGCAGCAGAGCGCATCATCCTGGGCGTCCCCCAGTCGGTGCTTCTGGTGGCCATGGCCGGCGCGCTGATCGGCGTCCTGCTGCTGCCGGAGAAGGACGCGGAACGCGTGGCTGCGGATGCGAGCCGCCGCCGCGGTCATCGCCTTCTGCAGACGGCTGCCCGTTGGGCCGCCTTGGCCGTCGCTGTCCTGGCATACGCCATCGTCGCCGCCTGGGTCATCGCAGTTGCCGCCTCGATCTGGCCGACCCTCGCCGGCGCGCCGCAGCTGCCGCTGGCTGGCCTGTCCGGCGTCCTGATTCGCCGGCTGCTGCCCGGCTACGTGCGGCTGGTCGAGAAGGCCACTGGCGCAATCGGAGGCGACAAGTCATGAGCGTGCTGCTGAGGTTTCTCCGTTCGGTGTGGGAGCTGGTCATCGGCGCTGCAGCTGATGCTTTCCAGTGGCTGCGAAAGCCGGGCAGCAAGATCAAGCTCGTATGCGCAGTGCTGGCCTTCGGCTGTTTGGTCTCTGGCCTCTCGGCTTATGAGAAGGAGCAGCGCATCCGCGATTTGAGCGCGCAGGTAGTCAAGGTCAAGGCTGACTGGAAGGCAGATGCCGAGCGTCTGCAGGCCGATGTGGACAGCCGCGACCAGCGACTGGCCGAGGTGGCTGCTGCTCTCCGCGCTGAGGCCGTGAAGCTGGAGGCGTTGAAGGCTGAAAGCGCGGCCGCTCTGCAGGCGCTGGCCGGCCGCATCGAATCATCCGAGAAGGACGCAGCCACCTGGCGCGGCCGCTACGAGCAGCGGCCTGATACATGCAAGGCCGCCCTGGAGCTGCTCGACTCTGCCTGTCCAGCCTTGAAGGGGTACTGACGTGCGACTGATCGTCCTGGCTACGGCCTTCTGCCTCGCGTCCTGCCAGTCGTCGGCACCCAAGCCCAACCCGCCAGCACCCGCTGTCATCCGTGTCCCCGTTGCCACGTTCGTTCCCATCGATGCGACGCTGACGAAGCGCTGCACCTGGGCGCGTGCCGGAAAGCCGTCTGCTGTGTTCGAGGTGAGCAACGGCCGCAAGCGCTGCCTCGATCTGTACGAGGCGCAGTTCGATGCCATCGAGCAGGTGCAGGGGAAGCCCATCCCGTCGGACGGTAGCTGATGCCGCGGCGGGCACCGAAGCACAACGCGATGCCGAGGCAGCCGGTCGTGCACGTGCCGGCCGCAGCATTGAGGCAGACCACGGCGGAGCGTGGCTATGGCAGCCGATGGCAGCGCGCTCGCGCGACCTTCCTGCTCAGGCGTCCGCTCTGCGCAGAGTGCCAGCGGTCGGGCCACGTCACGGTCGCGACCGTGGTCGACCACATCACCCCGCACAAGGGCAGCCAGGCGCTGTTCTGGGACACCGACAACTGGCAGCCCCTCTGCAAGCCGTGCCACGACCGCAAGACCGCGACCGAGGACGGTGGGTTCGGCAACTGGCACCGAGGTGCCAAGGCGACCCCGAAATGCGCGCGTGGACGCGAATGAATCGAAACAACGCAAGATGGGGCGGGGGGAGGGTCAAAAGTTGGGGTGGTTCGCCTCCCTGACCGTGCGCCCAGGCGTTTTACTGCACCGTCAGTTGAGAAAAACCATTTTTTCGCGGCCAGGTTGCCGCTCCTGGACTACCCATGGCGAACCCGCGCAAACCGACATCGCTGAAAGTGGTGGCCGGCACGGATCGCCCCGACCGCGCGCCGCCGGCGCCAGCTTCTGACCTTCCGCTGGTGTCGGACGTTCCGCCGGCACCGGACTGGCTGCCGAATGCTCATGCCATCAAGGAGTGGGACCGGCTCGCGCCGATTCTCCACGCAAACAAGCTGCTCACCGAGGCCGGGCTTTCGGCGTTCGGCCAGCTCTGCGCTCTGCACGGAAACACCGTTCAGCTGTACGCCGCCGGGCTGGCGCCCGTGGCGTCGATGGTCTCCCAGCTGCGCGGGCTGATGAACGACTTTGGCCTGACGCCGGTTGCCCAGGGCAAGGTGAAGCCATCCGGAGAGGTCGAGAAGACGGGGAACGCGTTCGCCAGCAATGGTGCGAAGCGGAAGCCCCGTGCGTGATTACGTCGGCATCGCCACGGCCTATGCGGAAGAGGCCGTAGCCGACAAGAAGGGCCGGAAGTTCGGGAAGTGGGTGCGTCTGGCCGCGAAACGGTTTCTTGCGGACCTGAAGCGAGCGAGGCGGAAGCGGCCGCCGTTCGTCTTCGACGAGTGGCATGCCTGCGACCCGTGCGACTTCATCGAGAAGCTGCCGCACGTCGAAGGGAAGTGGGCGCGGCCTGAGATCGAGCTGCATCGGTCACATGTGTTCTTCGTCGTGCAGTTGTTCGGGTTCCGCAACCTGGACGGCAGCAGGCGTTTCACCTCGGCTCTGTTCGCAGTAGCGCGCAAGAACGCCAAGTCGACCCTGGCAGCGGCGATCCTGCTGTACTGCCAGTGCTGTGAGGAGGAGGAGGGCGCCCAGATCATCTCGGCGGCCACCACTGGCAGCCAGGCGCGCATCATCTTCAACGTCGCCAAGCGGATGACGGAGAAAACACCGGACCTGCAGGAGGCTTTCGGCTTGGCCTGCTGGGCCAACTCGATCAGCCGGATGGAGACCGGGGCCAGCTTCAAGCCGATCAACGCCAAGGCCAGCACGCAGGACGGCCTGAATCCGTCCCATGTGGGCTTGGACGAGATCCATGCCCACAAGTCGGCGGACCTGCTGAACGTGCTGACCTCCGCGGCCGGCGCTCGCAGCAACCCGCTGTGGCTTTACACCACGACCGAGGGGTACACCAACCCTGGCCCATGGGGAGAAATTCGGCAGTTCGCCAAGCAGGTGCTGCAGGGCATCCTCGGCGATTCGGCCGACCACTTCCTGGTGGTGTTCTACGCGGTCGACGAGGAAGACGACGAGTTCGACGAGTCGGCGTGGCCCAAGGCCAATCCGCTCATGGACGCGAACCCGCACCTGCTGAAGGCCATCCGGAAGGAGGCTGTCGAAGCGCGGCAGATGCCATCCAAGCTTGCCGAATTCAAGATCAAGCGGCTCAACCGACCGGCGTCCTCTGCAACCGGCTGGGTCGACCTGGCGAAGTGGCAGAAGGGTGGTGGGACGGTCGATCTTAACTGGCTCGCCGGGCATCCCTGCTGGGCGGGCTTGGACCTCGCGAGTAACCTCGACCTGACCTCCTGGCGGCTGGTGTGGAAGGTCGACGAGATCTACTACACATGGGGCCGCCGGTTCGTCCCAGAGGATGCAGTTCGCGCTCGAACAGAGCGTGGGGTCGTGCCCTACGCGGGCTGGGTCGCGGCCGGCCTGATCGAAGTGACTGAAGGCGAAGTCACTGACTACCAGGTGGTAGAGGCGCGCATGAGGGAGGACATCGCCAGGTTCAATCCCCTGGTGATCGGCTTCGACAAGTGGAACGCCCAGGAGATCACCCAGCGGCTGCTGGCGGAGGGTCATCCGCTGATCGAGTTCGGCCAGACCACGAAGAACTATCACCCGGCGATGCAAGAGCTCGAGCGCGCCTACATCAGCAAGAAGATCCGGCACGGGAACGACCCGGTTCTGAACTGGTGCGCGTCGAACCTCATCGCTGTGAAGGACGGAAACCTGAACATGAAGCCTGACAAAAAGCGCTCGCCGGACAAGATCGACGACATGTCGACCCTGTTGATGGCCATCGGGCTGAGCATGCCGGCGGCCTCGCAAGGTGAAGATGCCGGTGATTTCATTGCCAGCCCGGTGATCGGATGAAGCCCGCGGCGAAGAAGCCCGGGCGGCTGCGTGCAGCGGCGCTCAAGTGGCTTGGCGTTCCCATCCATCTGACTGACGGCGATTTCTGGTCGGATTTCTTCGGTTCGAACTCGGCGGCGGGTGTGCCGGTCAACCATCAGACCGTGCTGAAGTTGTCGGCGGTCTGGTCCTGCGTTCGCTTGATCTCGGAGACCATCTCCACGCTGCCCCTTTCGATGTACGAAAAGACGAGCACCGGCAAGCGCGTGGCGAGCCACCATCCGCTGCAGTTCATCCTGCACGATCAGCCGAACTCCGATACCACTGCCGCCGTGCATTGGGAAGCCAGCGTGGCGGCGATGCTGCTGCGTGGCAATGCGCGCTGCGAGAAGCTGATGATCGGAGGCCGGGTGGTTGGCCTGCAGTTCCTTCATCCCGACAGGTTGACCTGGTTCCGCCGCGACGGGGTGAAGGTGTGGCGGTACACGGATGAAGACGGCCTGCAGAGGGAAGTACCAAACGACCGGGTTTGGAACATCCCTGGCTTCTCCCTCGATGGGAAGGAGGGCGTCTCTGTCATCGGCTATGGTGCCGAGGTGTTCGGCGCCGCCATCGGCGCCGACATGGCAGCAAGCTCAACATTCTCCAAGGGGCTGATGCCGACTACGGCGATTTCCTACCCGAGCACCCTTAAGCCCGATCAGCGTAAAGAGGCGCGGGAAACGCTGGAAACACTGAGCGGAGCCGTCAATGCCGGGCGTCCGGTCATCCTGGAAGCAGGTTCTGAAATCAGGACGATCGGCATCAACCCCGCCGATGCCCAGCTGCTTGAGTCGCGCGCTTTCTCGGTGGAGGAAATCTGCCGGTGGTTCCGTGTTCCTCCGTTCATGGTTGGCCATGCCGAGAAGTCGACCAGCTGGGGCACAGGGATCGAGCAGCAGATGATCGGCTTCCTGACGTTCACCCTCGGTCCTTGGCTTCGTCGAATTGAACAGGCGATCAGTAAGGATCTTCTGTCGCCGTCTGAGCGCACCAAGTACTACCCGAAGTTCGCGGTAGAGGGGCTCCTTCGCGCGGACAGCGCGGGTCGAGCGGCCTTCTACGCAGCCATGGTCAACAACGGCATCCTGACCCGCGACGAAGTGCGTGAGCTGGAGGACCGCGAGCCCATGGGAGGCAACGCCGCGGTGCTGACCGTGCAGACCGCACTTGCACCGCTGGACAAGCTTGGCCAGTCCGAAGACGGCAATGCCGCTCGCGCGTCGATGCGCGCATTTCTTGGCGTTCCCGACGCCGCCAGCAAGGAGTAATCGATGACCATCCGTGCAACCCCGGGCGTTCCGAGCGGACGGCCGCAGATGGATGTGCGCAGCTACATCGCACCGTCGGCGTTTGATCGCTGGGATTCCAGTATCCGCGCGGCGGCTGAGGATCAGGAAGACCGGACCATCGGCATCTACGACGTGATCGGCGAGGACTGGTGGACCGGTGGCGGCTTCACTGCTAAGCGCATGTCTGCGGCACTGCGTTCGCTGGGCAAGGGGCCGGTCACCGTTGCCATCAACTCTCCGGGCGGCGACATGTTCGAAGGCTTGGCCATGTACTCGATGCTTCGCGAGCACCCGGGCGAGGTCACGGTGAAAGTGATGGGTATCGCGGCCTCTGCCGCCTCCATCATCGCCATGGCCGGCGACCACGTGCAGATCGCACGGGCCGGCTTCCTGATGATCCACAACTGCTGGCTCCTGGCCGCCGGCAATCGCCACGAGCTGCGCGAGATTGCTGACCAGCTGGAGCCATTCGACCAGGCAATGGCCGACGTGTACGCGGCCAGGACCGGCGAAGACCTCAAGGCCATGCAGAAGCTCATGGATCGCGAGTCCTACATCGGCGGCAGCGCTGCCGTGTCCCAGGGCTTTGCCGATTCGCTGCTCGATTCCGACGAGATCGGCAAGGCCGATGACAGCAAGAACGCTTCTGCGGTGCGCCGTATGGAGGCCGCTCTGCGGGCCTCTGGCATGCCGAAGTCCGAGGCCATGCGGCTGATCAGTCAGTTCAAGTCCAGCGCGGGTGATCCCGCTGGCAGCGGTGAGGGCGAGCCCACCGAACACGGCCAGCGTGATGCTGCCGGCTTCACGACCACTGCGGCGCTGGCCGCCAACCTCACCACCATTCTGTAAGGAGAGCCTCAATGGCCCAGATCGACGACCACATCAAGAACATCAACTCCAGCCTGGAGAAGGTGAACGAGCAGCTGAAGAAGCACGCGGAGCAGGCGAAGGCCGATATCAGCGCGCATGCGCAGCTGTCCGAAGAAACCAAAGCCAAGGTCGACCAGCTGCTGGTCACCCAGGGCGAGCTGCAGGCCAACCTGCAGGCTGCCCAGCAGGTCATCGCCAAGCTGGAGCAGGGAGGCGGCGTGCCGGCCAAGGCGCTGACCATCGGCGAAGTGGTTGCCGCGTCCGATGCCTGCAAGAATTTCAACCCGGGCATGCAGGGCAGTTTCACCGTCAAGGCGGCGATCACTCGCGACGACGCCTCGGCCGGCACTCTGATCCAGCCGCAGCGCGTTCCGGGCATCGTGGCTACCCCGAACCAGCGCCTGTTCCTGCGCGACCTGCTGACCTGGGGCACCACCACCTCGGACAGCATCGAATACGTGCGCGAGACCGGCTTCACCAACAACGCCGACGTGGTGGCCGAGAACCCGACCAATCCGAAGCCGGAGTCGGATCTGGCGTTCGAGCTGGACTCGGCCAAGATCACCACCATCGCGCACTGGATCCGCGCGTCCAAGCAGGTTCTGCGTGATGCCGGCCAGCTGCAGGCCTACATCAACGGCCGCCTGATGTACGGCCTGAAGCTGAAGGAAGAAGCGCAGCTGCTGAAGGGTTCGGGCGTAGGCCTGAACATCAACGGCCTCTACACCCAGGCCACGACCTATGCGAACCCGGGCGTGACCGTGCAGAACGAGACGGCCATCGATCGTCTGCGCATCGCCATGCTGCAGGTGACCCTGGCCGAGTACGAAGCCGATGGCATCGTGCTGAACCCGATCGACTGGACCACCATCGAGCTGTCGAAGACCACCGAGAACGCCTACCTGTTCGCCACGCCGCGTGGCCTGGCGGTCCCGGGCCTGTGGGCGCGTCCGGTAGTGGCCACCAAGGCCATGGACCTGGGCGACTTCCTGACCGGTGCCTTCAAGATGGGCGCGCAGGGCTGGGACCGCGAGCAGGCGAACATCACTGTGTCCAACCAGGACCGCGACAACTTCGTCAAGAACATGGTCACCATCCTCTGCGAGGAGGACGTGGGCCTGACCGTCTTCCGCCCCGAGGCATTCGTGAAGGGTGACTTCGATGGTCTGCCGGTCACCGACGGCGCCGGCGCCGGCGGCTGACACCACGTGGCGCTCGGCACAGCCGGGCGCTACCCATGACGAAGGAACCAGATAATGGCCAAGGTCATTTCACTCACCTCGTTCGAACACCACGGAAGCCGTAGCCGCGGCGCGGAGTTCGATGTATCCAACCAACACGCGGACTTGCTGGTCAAGCGTGGCCTCGTGAAGCTGGCTGGCGAGGCGGCGGCCGCCGGCGGTGGTCCGGCTGCTCCGACTGGCGCGGCCAGCGATGGCGCTCAGCTCGTCCGCCAGAAGGCTGCCGACGCGATCGCGGCAATTGCGGCGGTGACCGATCTCGAATTGCTGGGCGCGGCGCTGAAGGCGGAGACCGCCAAGGGCGAAAAAGCCCGCGCCACCGTGATCGAAGCCATCGAAACCGCCATCAAGGCGGCGACGCCGGCTCAGGCCTGAGTCATGCAGCTGATCACCATCGAGCAGGCCCGGCAGCACTGCCGGGCCGATAGCGCCGACGACGCCATGCTGGAGCTCTACGGCGGCGCCGCCGAGGAGGCGGCGCAGGAGTTCATGAACCGGAAGGTGTTCCCTGACGCCGCCAGCATGGCGGCCGCTGTGCTGGCCGGCACCGCAGGGTGCGACCCGATGGTGGTGACCGACGCCATACGCGCGGCGGTTCTGCTGATGCTGGGACACCTCTACATGACCCGCGAGGACGTGCAGTCCAGCGCAGGAGCCACAGTGAAGATCCCGATGGGTGCTCACAGCCTGCTGTGGCCGCACCGGGTCGGGATCGGCGTCTGACGTGGCCTGCTCCGGCTGCGCGCGTCGGCGCGCCTGGCTCATGAAATGGATGCGAGAAGCAAATGAACGAGCAAAGCGAATTGCTGGCCGCGCTGCGTGCCCAGACCGAGGCGACGCACCAGCTGGTGGCGGCGCTGCAGGAAAAGACGAAGGCCGACGTGGAGAACGCCAAGGCGGTTAACCGGCTGGTGGACTACCTCTGCGACAGCGAAGGCGGCGAGGCGGAGGCGGCTGGCTCCGGCAACTACCTGAGCGGGAAGCCGCGATGATCGCCGCCGGCCGTCTGCGCCACCGGGTGCAGCTGCAGCGCCAAGTGCGCGGCCAGGCACCTGTGACCGGGGCGCAGACCGTCAGCTGGGAGCCTCTGGCGGAGGTGTGGGCCGAGGTGGCCGCCCTGTCGGCCCGGGAGCTGGTCGCTGCCAAGGCGGTCGACAGCGAGGTCACCATGCGGGTGACCATTCGCCAGCGCGACGACGTGACCGACAAGTGCCGAGTGATCCACCGTGGCAAGATCCTGAACATCCATGGCGTGCTGCCCGACCCGGTCAGCGGGCTGGAATACCTCACGCTCCCCTGCAGCGAGGGTGTCAACGATGGCTGATGGCATCCGATTCGACGTGAGCGGCCTGGACGGCATCCGCAACAAGATGGCGCAGGTAAAGCGCGAGGTGAACTACAAGGGCGGCCGGGCCGCGCTGCGCCGGGCGGCCAACGTGCTGCGCGACCAGGCGCAGACCAACGCCCGCCGGGTTGATGACCACGAAACCGAGACCGCCATCTGGAAGAACGTCGCGGTGCGCTGGAATGGCCGCGCCTTCAAGCAGGACGGCGTGCTGGCCTTCCGCGTTGGCGTGCTGGGTGGCGCCCAAGCCGGCCGCGCGGCGCAACTTGGAACGAGCAACCCGGGCGGCATCACCTGGTACTGGCGTCTGCTGGAGTTCGGCACATCGAAGATGGCCGCCCAGCCGATCTTCCGGCCCGTGCCCGACCAGGCCGGCCAGAAGGCCGTGGACGTGTTCGCGCGCAGCTTCAACCAGGCGCTTGACCGGGTGCTGGCAAAGCAGGGGGCGGCATGATCGCCCCGATCTTCCAGCTGTGCCTGACCTCGCAGGCAGTCCTGCAGGCCTTCGGGGCGGATCCGACGCGGGTCTATTCCTTCGGCCTGATCGAGAAGCCGCCAGCGCAGCCTTACGCGGTCTGGCAGACGGTGTCCGGAATCCCCGAGAACTACCTGGCCCAGCGGCCGGATGTGGACGCGCTGACCACGCAGATCGACGTCTATGCGAAGGACGAGGCATCGCTGAACCAGGCTGCCAAAGCCCTACGCGATGCCTTCGAACCCCGCGGGTACATCACACGCTGGGGCGGCCAGATGCTCGACGCCGAAACGAAGCTGCTGCGCCTGTCGTTCGATGTGGACTGGCTGGTCCCCCGGTAACGCCCGCTTCAACCCCACCCATGCCCCGCACTGCGGGGTTTTTAATGCCCGCAGGAGAAACGATGAGCATCCTGACCCAAGGAACCCAGCTGTATGGCCTGATCAACGGCGTTGTCCGCGAGATCGAGTGCATCACGGCCTTCAACCCCGGCACCGCGCCGGCGGACCAGATCGACGACACCTGCCTGTCCGAGACCAACACGCGCACCTACAAGAAGGGCCTGCGCACGCCGGGTCAGGCGTCGGTGACCGTCAACGCCGACCCGAAGAACGAGAGCCACTACCTATTCTGGCAGCTGGCCGAGCAGGTGGATGGCGGCGAGCCGATCCAGTGGGCCATCGGCTGGGC